CAACTTGTACGTCCTGTTTATCATAACCCATTTCAATCAGGGTATTCACGTAAGGGTTGTTTGTAGTTGTATTCATACTATAGCGGACATTTGGAGGTTACTAACAATATCACAACGTTCTTTGGCAATCTGTGTATAATCTTCTGATAAATCTATGCCAACAAACTCTCTATCATTATTGATACATCCCACGCCTGTTGTACCTGAACCACAGAAAGGGTCTAGGACTTGTCCACCAATAGGACTGTAAATCTTAACGAGATACTCCATCAAACTCACAGGTTTTACGGTAGGGTGGTTGTTACCTTCCTTACCAAATGTGCGACGTTTAGCACCACCAGCAACCCAACCTTTCGGGGGTTCTTTATCCCATGGCACACGGGTATTCTCTACATCAATGATGCCACATCCCCACTGCTCAAAGTTACTTTGTAGAGAACCTTTGTATGGTTTCTGTGCTACTACAATCGGTTCGTGAGCAGGTTTTAACCTGTTATGTTTAGGCATCTTTGTTGTAGTCATCCACATAATCTGGTCTTTAATAATAAAACCAGCATCCTCCACATTCACCGCCATACGATGATACAATTCAGGGGAACAGAAAGATAACAAGAACGCACCCGGTCGCAAAGTTCTATAAACCTCACGCCAGATGTCCGTTGTAGGCACACTGTGGTCCCATGATTCGCCCGCAATACCTAAACCATAGGGCGGGTCTGATATACACGCATGGAACGTATTTTCAGGGAATTGTTTACAAATGTCTTGACAATTACCAGTGATGATTGAGAACATTGGATTCACAGATTTGGCGTTCAGAGTGTTTGAAATAGTCTTTCTTTCCAGTACCACTTTGAGTATACATGTTTCGGATATAAAAGTCAAATCCTCGCGAATCTTCTTGCCATTCTTCTTCCATCTGATACATTTTGAGAACTGCGTTAAGTTCTTCAGTCAGATTAGCGAACTGTTTACGTTTCTTATCGCTGACAACATCATCAGCAAAGAATACGGTAGTCTCATCATATTTGGCACTAGAGAAGATGTAAACTACACCTTTCTTTGGTAAACCACCATTATAAGTGGGAAATGTTTGCTTGCTTGACTTACATTCAATATCAACAGTCTTGCCATCCTCCAGTGTTACCCTAAAATCAGGACTGTTCTGAATTCCGTTAGGTTGTGCTTCGTATTGAATGTTATGTTTAATCAACAAGTCTTCAACCTGTTGTTCATGAAGCGGGTTATCTTGACTGTTGGATTTATATCCAAGAGTCAAAACATCTTGAAAGAATTGTTTCATAGAATCTCGGACTTGATTGCCCGTTGATGCTTACACTATAGGGGACGTTTGGAGGTTACTAACAATAATTACATGAACTTACTGTTGGTAAAGTTAGCATAACTGAACTCCTCACGGTTGACAAGTTTGATGGCATTTGATAGCGTCCAATATACAAACCCCTCACCAACAGTTTGTTTACCACTAGGCAAGAATGTATCAAACTCCGAGTATACAATCATATCCTCAATCATCTCTTGCTTAAGTTCAATGACCCACAAATATAGGTTGGCAAGGTAGTTACAACGCAGGATAGTTGTCAGAATCTCATCATCAAGTTTGTAACCAGATGCGATCAGTTGATTGATTGCTTGCTTGGCACGATTTGCCTGCTGTGGTGTCAAGAACTTGACCATGCTACTGTCAATCTTTGGAGCATCATCGTCCCGATGAATACGATCAACGGATGGCATTACAAATTTGATATGCTTTGTATCGTCAAAACATTCACGCAGTGGTAGAGCAACAGCATCACAAAGTTCACCATCAACATAATACTTTGTATGTGGTGCAATGACAAGTTTCTGGTCAATCCTATCAGGAAAGACATAAGTTAAGGTATTGTTGGCAAACTCACTCTTACGACCAAAACCAATGAAATCACCCTGATACACACCTTCCGTGCGGGGAAGATACTTAAGCATCAAATATAGCAGGTCAGCAACATCTTCTTGATGACCAAAATGCTGATGAATATCATCAACTGTGTAGCATAGACGAATCTTTTTCTTGTTGAATGCTGCTTTAGTACATACAAAGAACTTGCCCTGATATGTGCCCCAAACAATAGCGGGAGCACCATCCATTTTCAAACCAATGTGAAAAGCAGAACCATAAAGGTCATCAAAAATAGAAAGATCACCAGTGAGAATGGTGTCTTCTGGATGTTCAAGATGTGTGTTTGCCATACTATAGAAGACGTTTGGGGGTTACTAACAATAATACTTTAGAATCCTCGCGAAGAGAGTTCATTTTCTATCACTTGTTCAATTACTTCAACCACATAAGAATGATCTTCCATATTGATTGCTTCCATAATCATTTTAGCATCATTTGGTGGAACTTTCTCTAAATTTGTAGTTTCTTCACCTTCTGTCATAAGGTCATCATTTGTGACAATCCAAGCAGCACATGGTGCTTTGGCACCTAACTTTGTAGAGAGAGAATTGACGTAAGTTTGTAACTCCCCCAATGATTTAATCTTTTTCATTTGCTTTTACGAGATCGCTTGTGTTTATCTATAAAGTTTATTGCTGATTGTCTGTTTCTACACACTTTAAGCACGTTTGCTTGATGAACAATAGCGAGTTTAGTTGTGCTACCAGCAATAGGTACTGCCGCGTACATCATAGGGTCATCATGTTTTCCAACGATAAATCCCTCCTCATATGGTTTAGCATCAAGCAAACTTGTCTTGGTATATGTTATCTTCATCGGCGTACCACAGAATCTAGAACCTCACCTTTCTCAAACACAATATCAACAACACGCTGTAATGCGCGTTCAGTGGCAACACCAACGTTTGAATAAACAGGGACGCAAAGCATACCATAAGACTTGGAATCACCACCCTTACGGAGCACACGACCCACAGTCTGTGTCATTTCAATCACATCCATGTTACGAAGGAAAATGACTGCTTCTAGTTCTGATACGTTGATACCTTCAGCAAGGATTGAACGGTGAAGTACAATAAACTTACGATCAGGATCTTTACCCCAACTGTTCAGCACATCAAAGAAATGCTCACGGGATACTTTCTTGCCATTGATAACAGCACCAGTCTTGGAAGTGATGTAAAGATAATCATATCCACGCTGCTCAAGTTCATAAGCAAAATCAGTCTGAAAGAGGTTGATAAGTTGCTGGGTTGTTCTCACTGCCACCAAAATCTTCTTGATGCTGATGTCATCAATAGTCTTGAGGATATTACTAGAATCAGTGAGTGGACTGATAGACTTGACAGGCATTTTTGCCATATCAATAACTTTCACTTTAGGTGGCAAAATGAAACCACCATCAACAAGTTTAGGGGCAGAAACACGCGAGATGATCTGACCATAAACGTCAGCATTGTTCATCCCTGGTTTGTTAGGAGTGACAGAAGTCTTGCGGGTCGCTGTAAAATAGTAGCAACGATCTGCTTTCTTACTGTAGTGCTCAACAGAAGGATAGCAATGGCGTTGAACAGAATTGTGTGCCTCGTCAAAGTAAATCGTATCAACAGAAATACCTGCCTCAACAATACGATGAAGCGAATGATATGTGGTGAAGATGATAACATGCTCACGCACTGTCTGACACATATCAACAAACAGTTTGATACGTTCGGACTTGGTAGTTCTAAAATGCTTTGTCTCTCCACTGTGAACATGAAGAGGGTTAGCATTAGTCACATGCTCAAGAAACTCCGAAGAGAGTTGTTCTGCGAGCAAGATACGAGGACAAACAACTACAATAGTGCGAGGAACATTGACCTCAAAACGACGCACAGCGTCCATAATTGCGACCAATGTCTTACCGCCACCAGTGGGGACTATGATTTGACCGATAGAGTTTACTTTGAGTGCGTTGAGTGCTTCTTGTTGATGAGGGCGAAGAGTTATGGTCATCAAGTCAGGTTGTTGTACTATAAGGGAGTTTTAGAGGTTACTAACTTTAATTAAAGAAAGATTCAAGTCCTACAGGTTCACCAAACGAGTAATCGTAGGTCAATGCATCATGGCAAACATAATGTGGGTGAGTCACATCAACACCCATATTATAACACAGTTCTTTGTGATTGTCTTCCATAAATTCTACACCATAAATCATATTATTGACAACATGGTCAAGTGTATGATACTTGGTCAATTCATCCCTTAGAGACATAAGGAAGTTACCACAACCAGCAGAGTTATCTAAGAACGTAGACGCAGGGTTCTGAAGAGTTTCTAGTGGTATCTCAGACACCATTTGTGCACATAGTTCTGGTGGTGTGAATACTTCACCAGTGGCGTCAATCCTATCGTCTGATCTCTCAACAGAAGAACCAACGTTTGTATTATGTTTGTTCTTAGTTGGCATACTGTTCTTCCACAATACTACGTAAATTATCCCAGAAGACTACATTATTGTCAACACGTCTTGCCATCTCTTTGTAACCTATACAATGGACATTTGCCATAGCATGTTTAGGATGAACCCCCTTACAAGAGGTGACAATGATTACATTTTTACCATTATATTCCAGTCCTTCGTTCATACAAGCGTCTGCTGCTATGTTACTGATATTGTCCTCATTCGTCAGATACTTAGTAGGATCTGCCTTAAACTTACACTGAATAACATTAGGTTTTCCGTCTAAAGTAGAGAGTCCACGTCCATCAATACCCCTGTCATATTCAAAGTTTGGTTCATAATCAGCAGTGTAAGTTAGAGTATGATCTCCATTGAAAAACTTAAAGAAGTACTCAACAAACCACTCAAATCCGTCACCCATGAATGATAGTGGTTCATACAGATCAGGATCCTGTTGCTTACCCAGAGCAACCAACTTTTTAAAAAAGGTTGACAGTTTATTGTCAGAGATTAGAGAAGGGAGACCCTCACAATCGTATCCGAATGTGTGTTGGAGTTTCATATTCAGAGTTGAGATTGGATGTAGGAGAGTTGATCAGCAGTCAGAACTTCTTCAATGGGAGCATTAGGAAGTTTAGAGATTGTAGTACCGTTGACACGACCACTCACA